AACTGTTCTACACTGCATCTAAAGTAAATTCCCGATTAAGATTATTTAGATCACAATCCGACGAACCGTATGTTGAAATAGAATTACCAACACCTAAAGCTAAGCAATATGCAATACAGCTCAAACAAGGTACAGGTAGTTTAGCACAAGAAATAGACTTTACAGGGTCGAATCAATTCATGTTTGATTACGATAACGATGTATTTACTATTACAGGTTCAACCTACCACCAAGGAGATATGGTTGTTGACGGTAGAATGACTGCTAAGGTATTTCAATCTCAAACTATTATATCATCTACATCTACAGGTTCAACCTCATTTGGTGACACTTCAGATGATTTTCATATAAGAACAGGTTCACATAGAGTATTAGGAGATTCTGATATCAACGGAGTATTAAGTATAACAGGTTGGTCAGATGTATCTTCATCATTAGGGCACCTATATAATTTTAGCTCTTCACTAGACAACTATTATGCCACCGATGCAGACTTAGAAGCATCTAGATCACTAGATAGCGGATCAGCACACAACGACAGAATAGCAAGACATGCTCTTTTATCTAGCTCAGCTCATAGTCAAAGAAGCACACTCTACCAGTATAATTCTTCCTCTATAATTGAACTATCAGGATCCTCACATGTACAGAGAGTACATATGCTTAACTCTATGTCATACCATGACAGTATAGTTTCACAATCAGCATCTGGTTCTCTAGCACAAATTAGTGCATCATCTCATGCACAGAGAGTAGCTTTAGATTCTGCTCAAACAACAGCTAATACAACACTAAGTTCTTCTGCACATACTGCATACCTAAAAAATACAACTGATTCATTTACAGGTACACTAACCGTGGTAGGTGATGCAGATGCAAATGATGTAACCATAGACGGATGGGGATCAGTTTCTGCTTCACTAGCATCAATTTCATCATCAGCAAGTGGGAGTCAACTTAATATAGCTAATAATGCTAACAATAGATTAGTAACTGCTCAAGGAACAGATTACTTAAATGCTGAATCAAATTTAACTTTTGACGGCACTCACTTAACTATTGGTGATACAGCAATAACTAATTACTCCCATACTACTCACGCTACTTTAGCATCTCTTATAGGTGGAACAAATTCAGGTTCCTTATTTGAAGCTTATACAGGTGGGCACTTAGTAATGGGTATTAGAGATAACTCAACTGACGGACATGATAGTTTCGCAGTTGTATCTGGAGATGGCGGGTATTATTCCGGTAACCAGTATACTAAACTTGCCTTTAGAGTTTCCGGTTCAGGAGACACAACAGTAGGAGGAACTCTTACTACAGAAGGAAGTTTAGCAGTAACAGGAGACATTACCGCAACAGGGGATGTTACAGCATACCATTCTTCAGATGAAAGATTAAAAGATAATATTAAACTAATTCCATCGGCAATCGATAAACTATCTAAAATAGGAGGTTACTCTTTTGACTGGAATGATAACTCGAACAATACAGGCCATGACATTGGAGTAATTGCTCAAGAAATAGAACAAGTACTTCCTGAAATTGTCATTGAAAGAGACAATGGATATAAGGCAGTACGTTATGAAAAAATTGTCCCGTTATTAATTGAAGCTATTAAAGAGCAGCAGTTACAGATAGAGGAGCTGAAAAGCAAACTCTAGGGACTAACCTAATATGGAAAAAATGCCAACACAACCTACTTGGACTCACCAAGGGAGGTTAATCACTGATATTTCAGATATGCCAGAAGGAACCTATGGGTTTATCTATGAGGTAGTTTATAAACCTGAGGATATTCGTTACATAGGTAAAAAAGTACTTTACTTTGAACGTAACAAACGTTTAGGAAAAAGAGCTTTAGAGGAGTTGAGATTAGAAAGAAAGGCTAAAGGAATAGGTGGTCGTACCCCCCTTAAACAAAAAGTAATAACAGAATCTGATTGGAGAGACTATTTTGGTTCCCAAAAAGAGATAGTAGCATTAGCAAAAAAAGATAAGACTCAGGATAATTGGGAGAAGAGAATACTTGAGTATGTTCCTAATAAAAAGCTATTAACCTATTATGAGACAAAGCACCTATTTATTAATAACGTATTAGAGGACGATTACAGTTCTCATATAAATGATAATATACTAGGTAAGTTTTACAGAAAAGACTTTAAATAATAAATTATGATTAGACTAAAAGAAATTATCGGATACCCGTCTTTAAAGTACCACTTAGACAACAAGCTCTCATTACATGAGCATGTCTACCGTTATAACTCTGAAGCATTTATACAATTATTTAAAGAAGCAAGAGAAGCTCTTAGAGACGAAGCTATAGAGTTAGACGAGACTGATACAGAACTTTTAGAAACAACAGATATAGGAGAATACGCTGATTATAATGGAATGAGAGTTCCTTTAGATTTACCAATGGTATCTCCTAAATACAATCCTTTGTTCGAAATTGGAGCTTTAATCGATGAAATGATCGAAAATGAAGATACAATTGACGAAGCAGCTTCTATAGACGAAATGATTGACTATGAAATGGTCAAAGAATTAGTAGAGTCTATTGGGGGTAACATAAACATAGACAAATTTAAAAAAGCAGTCTCAATACAAAATGAAAATTTTGACCATAATGGTTTTGAAATGCTTAAAGCGTCAGTAGATTACATACCCGAAGCTGAATACAAAGGAAAAAAGGTTGCACTTAACAAACCTAAAAGAGGTGGGAGTAAAAAATTCTATGTCTACGTTAAGTCAAAGAAAGGAAATGTAAAAAAAGTATCTTTCGGTGATACTGGCCTTTCAGTTAAGTTTAAAAAGAAAGGTGCAAGAGCATCATTTGCTGCACGTCATAAATGTGCAACTAAGAAAGATAAAACAAAAGCAGGTTATTGGTCTTGTAATATAGGCCGTTATTGGAAATCATTAGGCGGTTCATCTAACTTCTCAGGATACTGGTAGTATGAAATTAAGTAATATAATATTAGAAGAAACTGAAGAGAGCTTCAACGACTTTGCTGAAGGCAGAGGAGCAGGAGCAGGTAAGATTGCTTCATCCGCTAAAGATAAAGGAGGCGACTCCATGTTAACTCACCACCACTTTAATGTTAAGCTTCCTTACTATAAAAAGGCAGCAGCTGGAAACTTTGATTTAAAAAAAGCTAAAGAAGAGTTTGATACCACGCATAAAAGTATTAACTTTAGTATGAAACCTATAGACTTTCAAAAGGAGATGGGAAGATTAGAAGTATTAGGAGAGTTAATTATTAAGCATGGCTAAGCCGTACAGAGAAACACAAGTAGAAGATTTTGTAGTTAGAGAATTTTTAGAAGAGACATCTTCTTTTGAATTCGTATGGCATAGAGATAAGGAAGATAGATATATACTGCCGACACACATAACAGACTGGCAATTTCAATTAGACAACGATGTACCCCGTATATTAGGAAAAGATAAACTATTTATACCTAAAGAGACATATCACCGACTTATTAAAGGGACAGGAGATTTAACTCTAAAGATTTGGAAATTATGAAACTAAGTAAAATTATTCTTAGCGAAAGCACTAAAGTAACTGATCTACAGGGACTTACTTTTGATCTACTTGTATCCATGTTTATAGAGAAACCCATGTTCGGATTTAGCTTACCAAACCCAGACGATTCATCAAGGAGTATTCATGCAGAAGATGATTTAAATAGTTGGAAAGCAGGAATTGAAAAAAAATACGGCAACGTAAAAATTAAAATAGATACTAAATCAGAATCACCTTGGGATAGAGTACAGGTATTAGATGATAAGTTTAGGAAAGATAAAGAAAGCTATACAGCTGGAAAAGCAGCCTGGCTGGATAAAGAAAGAGCTGCAGGTAGAACATACGGATTAGATTAGTATTATGAAATTATCAAAATTAATATTAGAGAATAAGAGGATTATTCATAGATCAGAAATTAACCTTTCTGAAAAAGACGTTGACCTACTATCTGAAAATATAACTGGTAAGCTCGAAGAATTTCTAGACACCGGAGATAGGTCATTTCTTAAGAAGACTGTTACCGCAGCAATCCAAGAACTCTTAAAAGATTCTTAATAATAGTTGTTTTTACGAATTATTCTTCTTATATTATAGAATAATAGTTACGGACAATCTATGGATTATACTTTCCTTTTAGGATCCATTGAAAACATTTTAGGCAAAAGTCATAAGAGAGCAAGAGAGAATCATGCTTTCCATTGCCCATTTTGTAATCATAGGAAACCAAAGCTTGAGATTAATATGGCAACTACCGAAGAAGGTAAGAACTTCTGGGAATGTTGGGTATGTCAAACTCGAGGTCAAACTATTCGTTCTCTACTTAAACAACTAAATACACCTAGAGAACAGGCACAGGAGATATTAAAATATCTTCCAAAAGGAACTACAATAGAGTATAAACAACTATCTATAGTAGAGCTTCCTAAAGAGTATCAACCTCTTTATAATGCTTCTCCAACATCAGTTATAGCAAACTTAGTTAAAAAATACCTATATGACAGAGGCCTTAACGACAATGATTTTATTAAATATAGCATTGGATACTGCACAACTGGAGAATATGGAGGAAGAGTTATTATACCAAGTTATTCTTCATCCAACCAACTCAATTTCTTTATTGCAAGAACTTACGACGGAAATTACTTTAAGTACAAAAATCCAGAAGCTTCTAAAGATATAGTATTTTTTGAGAACTTAATTAATTGGAATGCTCCTATTATTCTTTGTGAAGGAGTATTTGATGCAATAGCTATACGTAGAAATGCTGTTCCGCTACTGGGAAAGAGTGTTTCTAATTCACTTTATAAAAAGATTATAACAACTACTACAAACGATATCTATATAGCATTAGACACAGATGCTAGAGATAGGGCTCTCTCAATAGCTGAGAAGTTTTTAAACGAAGGTAAAAGAGTGTTCATAGCAGACCTACCAGATAAAGATCCCTCAGAGATGGGTTTCACTACTTTTACAAAATTCATACAGCAAGCTAAGGAATTGGATCTATCAAGCCTTATGCTTCATAAACTAAATCTATGATTAAACAAGGAATGAACATTCTTAAAGAGAATGCAAAGAAAAGATTAGACTTTAACCCCGAGTTAAAGCAGATAAATTTTTTAGACCGAAGAGTCTATAAGAGAAGCGAAGGAGTATATTACCCGTCTGTAACTACAATACTCCAATATATGCCCAAGAATAAGTTTTTTGAAACATGGATGAAAGACGTTGGGCATAACGCTGATCTTATTATGCGTAAAGCAGGTAAAGAAGGTACTCAAGTACATGAAGCTGCCGAGAAATTAGTAGAGGGAGAAGAAGTAACCTGGATGGACGATTATGGGAACGCTAAATACTCTCAACTAGTATGGGAGATGATACTTAAGTTTGCTGAGTTTTGGAAGACATATAAACCTGAACTAATATCATCAGAACAATTTGTATGGTCAGATAAACATAAGTATGCTGGAACAGCTGATATAGTATGTAAGATGAATGGAGAGACCTGGTTACTGGATATTAAAACTTCTAACAGTATACATAAGTCGTATGATCTACAATTGGCTTCCTATGCAAAAGGGTTAGAAGAAAGTAGAGGAGTAACAATAGAGAGAACGGGTATTATTTGGTTAAAAGCTCACTCTAGAGGTCCAAGTAAACAGAAGAATGTAATTCAAGGTAAAGGATGGAAGCTGCTACAGATAGATGACATAGAAAAAAACTTTAGTTTATTTAAAAACATATACGAACTGTACTCTTTAGAGAACCCAAATACTGAACCTATTTATAATAGTTACCCTACAACTATAAAAATATGAAAAAATTTATCTATTTAGCGTTAATACTTTCTTTAGCTAGCTGTAAAAGCTACCAACTATCTACCTACTATACAGAACCAGTAACTATTAACGGTGTAGAAGCCGATGTTATTGAAAATGAATTTCAATTAGATAGAAAGTTTAGACTTGACGATAAGTTTAGATGGAACTTTGCACAGTATGCAATGAATCAAGATTTAAGATGGTATTCTGATTTCTACTTTAACAATAGGATGTATAGAAGCCGATTTGGATCTCCATTTGATTTATACTGGAATGCAAATCAATACTGGTGGAACTGGAGTGTTAATTATAATTTTAATACTTTTAATCATTGGAATAGATTTGGATTCTATAATAATTTTTACGGATATAGTAATACATTTGGATATAATAGGTACTGGAATCAATGGGAACATAGAGACAGATCTAATATAGCTTACATAAACAGCAGAAGAGGTAGTAATATGTCTATACAAGATAGAAGAGGTAATGCTGCTATGATAGAAACTGCTAAACGTTCAAACAGTAAAGGTAGACGAGGAATAAACACTATACCAGCAGACGTTGATATAAAAATTAGACGTGTTACTAATAATAAAAATGAAAATGTTTTAACTAGAATTATAGACAAATTCGAAGACAAAGGAATAAGAATAAGAACATATAATAACCCTAATCAGATTAATAATGATAAAATTATCAGACCTAATCCTAGAAGCTACAACAGGACCGAAAGCGGTAATAATGGCGGGAGGAGCTGGAACAGGCAAGACGTACCTTCTCAACCAACTAGATCTAGGCAGCCTAACGCAGTTCAACCCAGACAAGTACGTGGAGGATCAGGATCACCCGTACTACAACAATCTAGGAGCAGCCAGCAGTCAAGTAGCCAAGGACGTAGCAGTAGCAGCAGAGTCAAAAACTAGTTTAGTTTGGGATACCACTGCATCTGGTGCACAGTTTAGAAAAGGACTTGATAACCTTTTAAATAAAGGATATAAGGTCTATATGGTAATGGTATATACTCATCCTATGATAGCATATATTTCTAACTTTACTAGACAGAGAAATATTCCTGGAGCATCAGTATTTAAAACCTGGAGAAACGTATACCAAAAGATAGCCGAATATGATAAGGCAACTAAAGGTAATTTTTCAATCTTTGTAAATGATTTTGGAGGTAAGTATGCTAAGGAAGTAGAAGGGTTTAACCTAGCATCTAAAAATGGAGAAGCAGGAATCAAAGACTATTTAACAAAGTATAACGAAAAAACAGGAGCAGGTAAAAGCTCTTTCTTTAAACCAGTTGAGATGTCATCATCAGAGGAGCAAGAGTTTAATAAAGCTCTTGGTAGTTTAGATTACAATAGAGATAATAGATCTGAAGATAAAGCGATTAAGACTGAATTTTTAAAGTACTATAGAAAAAACGGAGTAGGACCAGGTGAAGATCAATTAAAGGTAACTAGGGATAAATATAGAGATAAAAAAGTAAAGCTTGACAAAGACGCTTCTCAGGTAATGGATAATATTATAGATATGATTTTTAATCCTAAATATCAAGATAAGCTTAACCATTCATCTCCTAAAGAAATAGATCAAAAAGTACAAGCATTTTTAGCATGATAGCATTATACCCAGGAGCATATAAACCACCTCATAGAGGCCATTTTAACGTCGTTAAGTCTTTACTTGATGGATCGTATAGTGGTGCAATATACAGTAAGGATGATTATAAAGAAAAAGGAGCAGACTTACTTGGAGGTGTTAAATCAGAAAAGCCTAAGATAGATAAAGTAATTGTATTTGTTGGTGCCGGTGAGAGAAACGGTATTACTAAGGAGGAGTCAATAGCTATCTGGAAGATATATGCTCAGCATTTAGGTAATGTAGAGATATTAGATGGACAGAAGAATCCTATGTTTGCTGCAAAAGACTATGCTCAAGCAAGCCCAGATACAGAATTTGTAGCAGTAACAGGCATTAGAGGAGAAAAAGACTTTGTAGACTTAAGAAGAGTAACTACGTTTAAAAATGCTCCTAACGTTAAAGGCTTAGCATTAGCTTCAAAACCAGGATCTGGATTTAGAGCATCAGATTTTAGAAATAAAATACTATCAGGTAACTTAGATCAAATTACTGACTACTTTCCTGAAGAGTTAGATAAGGAAGAAATATTATCAATATTGACAAACCTAAAAGATAAAATTGTAGCAGAAATAATTGCTTCTAATATTGAAGGCTTTATAAGTGAATATTTTGTTAAAGAAGAAACAGAAGATAATACACCTTCTTTAACTAAGTACATGGCATCATTACTTGAGTATATGATTGATGAAGGAATGAAAATAACACCTCTACCAGAAATAAAGACTATCAAAGATGATGTAAATGCAAAAGATATATTTGGTAAAACAGCTCATTACGATCCAAACAGTAAAGAGATAGTACTCTACACTTCCGGTAGACACGATAAAGATATATTAAGGTCCTTTTCTCATGAGATGGTTCATCATATGCAAAACCTAGAAGGAAGATTAGGTAATATACAAACATCTAATACAAACGAAGATGAAGAACTTTTAGAGATAGAAAAAGAAGCTTACTTGAAAGGGAATATTACTTTTCGTAATTGGGAAGATAGTATAAAGAATGAATCAAAAAATGTTATGGCAGAAGGAAAATATGACTCAATAGTAACTTACCTTACTAACAAGAGTGTTGAAGCAGTGAAGAATGGGCTAATTAAAAAATTAAACCATTACAAAGAAGGTCATTTCGGCGATCCTAAAACTGAAGAAGCTAGAGTTAGTATGAAAAAAGAAATAGAAAAATCATACCCAATTCTACTCATAGATATACCTGACGATATAGATAAAGAGTTCCAGAAAACTATTGATCTTGAATTTGATTTTGAATTGAAAGTTATATTTGCTAAAGGCTCAGACTCTATTATGAGAGACGGAGGAGCATACAAAGGAGGTTTTGGACCGGATGATGAATTTGAAAGTCCTAAAGTAGAACTGGAATTTGTTCTTGATCCTTATAACTTTCCTAACGACTTTGAAGAACTATCAGCACAGATATCAGATGTATTAAGACACGAAATAGAACATTTAACTCAAGCAGGAGGAAACGAAAGAGGTAAATCATTTGGAAAAGATTCTCAATTTGGAGGAGAATTTGGAACAGAAGAGGAGTCTATATTTCGTACAATGATTCAAAAAGGAATATTAGCTAACGGTGTATCGTATTTAACTTTACCATCTGAAATAGATGCTAACATACAGGGATTATATCTTTCAGCTAAAAAACAAAAAAGACCTTTTGTTGACGTTGTAGATCAATATCTATACCAATTTACAGACCAATATGATGAGCAAGGAGATCCTTACTTAACTAAAAAAGATGTTGAAGATGTAAAGAAAGTATGGGCATTAAGACTACCGGCACTAGGCATTAAACAAAAATTATAAAATTAAGGTTATGGAAAAATTAGTAGATTTATTAGAAGCGTACCCGCTTCCAGAAGTAAAAGAAAAACCAAAGTATAAAATATACTGTGACATGGATGGTGTATTAACTGACTTTGAAAAGAGATTTGAACACTTTAGTGGAATGCATCCACAGGAGTATGAGAAAGCAAAAGGTACTCCTGCATTTTGGGAACTTATAGATAATAAAATTGGAGTTAGATTTTGGGTTGGAATGGATTGGATGCCTCAAGGCAAAGAGTTATGGAACTTTATATCACCTTACCAGCCGGATTTATTAACTTCTCCTTCTAGACATAATAACTCTAGATTAGGAAAACAGTTATGGGCTAAGAATAACCTTAACCCTAAACCAAAAGTAATAATGGCATACTCTAAAGATAAGCAGAGATATGCAAATGAAAATAGTATATTAATAGACGATAAAAAGTCAAATATAAATGAATGGGCATCTAAAGGCGGTATAGCTATAAGATGTAAAGACGGTAACGTTAACCATGTTATAGAAAAATTAAAAGAGTTAGGTTATGAGTGATTCATCACTAAAGAAAGAATTTAGACGAGAAGACGTACAGAGAGTTAGAAATATAGTTAATAAAGATTTTACATCTAAAACTAAATCTCAAACTGGTTATAGTAAATCTTCTAACAACTATAAAGAAGGAGACCTCTGGGAAGAATCAGGTAAGACCTGGACCATTAAAAACGGTATTAAACAGAATATTACTAAGCTAGATGCTGCAAAAAAAGCTATGAGGATACCTCTTGCTTGCCCAAAATGTGAAGGTTCTATGAAACATCACTTAGCTAAAAAAATGTATAAGATACATGGTTTTTGTTTTGACTGTACCCTACAGTATGAAGCACAGCTTAGAAAAGCCGGTTTATTTAAAAAGTATGAAGCAAGTATGATTAATGGATCGATAGATGCATTTGCAAAAGACCTTACCTCCTGGGTTAATGAATACAGCGTCCAGTCAAGTAGCTTCGTCACAGAACAGGGGGTTATAGAGGATTGGAACAGTAATACTACCTCTCAAAATAATAAAGTCATGACTAACTTGAAAGAATTTATTGAAGTTTTAAATAAAGCGAAAAAGTAAAGTATTTATATTAAAGAAAGTACTCCTAAGAGGATACGGTAATAACATAAAATAATACTAAAAATGACTCAAAAAGAAGTACTAGATGCTCTGTTAGCTGAAATCAAGCACATCAAGACTCACATGCCAAATGGTGAATTAAAACAAATGGCAAGAGATTTTGAAAGCATGAAAGAGGACTTATCAGACCTAAAGTATACACTACTAAATCCTGAAAATGGAGTTATAGTTAATACTAACAGAAATACCGAACATAGAAAAGAACTAGAAGGAAACGAAGTAGACTTTAGAAATAAACTAGCTGAAATCGATGACATCAAGAGATGGAAAGATGGAGTTACTAGAGCTCTTTGGATTATATTCGGTATATTAGCAACAGTAATAGTTAGAATGTTAATAATGCATTCAGAACAAGGATAATAAAATAATGTCTATAAAATTAAAACCATCAACAAAACAGTATATAAAAGATTCTAAAGGTAAAATGACTAATAAGTGGACTATGTTACATTTTCCACCTTCAAGTTTTAAAACAAAAGAATTAAAGGAGATGTACAGCAGTAACGTCTACAGCAGAAAAAAACATCTAATTAAAAAAGAATTAGAAAATAGAGGTCAAGAAGTATGAAAAAATCTGAATTAATAAATGCTATTAAAGAAGTATTAGCAGAAGGAAAACCAGGACTTTGGGCTAACATTAATGCTAAGAAGAAAAGAGGTGAGAAAGCTTCTCATGGTAACTCTAATGCCCATAAAGATGCAGTAGCAGCAGGTAATGCTATGAAGAAAGAAGGCGAAGGTAATGAAAGAGCAATTAAAGGTCAAGAGTTAGTTGACTACATAATGGGACATTGGAATTGGTCAGAAGAAAAAACACTACATTGGCTAGCAAACAATTTCGGTAAATCAAAACCAGCTGAATCACCAAAAGAAGAAGATCAACGCTATATAGACTACCTAAGAAGAAGCGGCAGAGATGATTATGCAGATAAACTAGTTGCTCTCAATCCAGATAAACTAAAAGAAGGCGAAGGTAAATCTCTACAAGATCTACAGATGGGAGAAAAATTTACTTTTAACGGTAAAGAATTTACCTTCATAGAACTATACCCAGAAGTAGAAAATGCTGCAAGAGTAGTTAAACCAGACGGTAATAAAGCAGTAGTATCATTCGGAGGAGGAAAAGTAAATACGGGTAAAAAAGCCGGTATTGGACCTGATGCATTCGGTCAAGGTAAAGGACATCATATCGACTAATGCCTTTAACTCTAGCACAACTTATAGGAGAGATCATAAGTGATACTAAAATCATTTGTGATAATTGCGGTTGGAGCTGGAACAAAAAAGACGGAGGAGATGATTTATATATGTGTCATAAATGTGACCATGATAACACTCCCCATGCTTTAGAAAACTTCAAAGACGGTAAAAAGAAAGGTAAGTCAAAACCAGGTAGAGTAAAGAAATCTGGTGCTAGCTGTAATGGCTCAGTTACCGACCTTCGTAGAAAGGCTAAAAATGCATCAGGTGAAAAAGCTAAGATGTATCATTGGTGTGCTAATATGAAGAGCGGTAAGAAAAAATGAAAATATCAAATAATAAACTACACTCGGAAGCATATTTTTTTGATGCCATAGAGAACCCAGATGTTCTTAAAGATCCGAACTGTGTAGACCTATTTGATCAAAACGGTTATCACCTCACTAAAGCAGAACAAGCTTTTCTAGACCGTAATGGATATCAGTCAATAGAGAGACGTCATGAAGACTGTCTAAGACATGACTGGCTAACATGGGATAAGAAAGACGGAGCACATATAAACCACTCAGACTTATTTGAAAGAAAAGGATTTAAAGATCAAGCTTTAGAACAATTAGAGATACTAGCAGAGGAACATAATCCTATGTTATACAAACTAATAAAAATGAAACCTAAATGGGGAATAGATATATCGATAGATTATGTATCTCCATATGCTGTATTTGAAGTGTTTCACTACGAGTGGGACTCCTTTGACTATAAAAAATTACTTGAAAAAAAGTTGGAAATTGAGCAATTAGTTCTTAAATTGGACTGGGATCAAGTAGCAAATGATCTTTGGAAGATAAAAGAAGAGTGGATTGATCTTAATTTTTTCGAACAGACTAAATGGCGCACAGATTATTTCGGATTATCCCCTGAAAAGTTTAAAAACGTTATTTGGAAACATTAATCTATTTATATTATATACGTATATAAAACATTTCGCCAATGACCTATAAAGAACTTAAAAACCGTTTGAATAAGTGCGAGTATGCATTAAAGGCTATCAAAGACGGGACTCACAAAGATATTAGCACAATAGATGTTCAGAAGACAACTAATCAATTGAATATGATTAAAGAGAGCTTACAGACTCAAATCAAACAACTTAAAGAAGGTAATTCTAAGACTTACTTAGTAACACCGAAGAAAGGACAGACAACTGCTGTATCTTTAGGTGATGATGAAAAAGACGCATTAAAAGATGCTGATGATGTAAAAGCAATAAAAGGTATAGATGGAGAAGAGATAAAAGAAGGTATTGAGTTCACATCAGACGAGACTAAAGCAATAGCAAAGAAGGTAGGTCAGGCAGTCGCTAAAGCTTTAAAAGATTCCGGTGATGATATAGCACATATGAAAGCTACTAACATAGAACCTAACTCATTTGAAATATACGTAGAGTATAAGAATGATTCTGATGATTCATTTGCTTTTCACTTAAGTAAAAATAAGTTGCATTTAGCAGATTTTTCTTTTACCAAAGCATTAGTTGATGTTAGCGTTAAACCTTCAGGAGAACCAATCATACACGTTGACGTACTAGCTAATGAGCTGGTTAAACACTTTAATTCTTTAAGAGAAAATAAAGACCTAAAGGAAGATCCTTACCAAACTACATACATTAAAGTAGGTAGAAGAGATTATAAAAAAGCAATGTCTATATTAGACGGTAATTTAGATCCAACTTATGTTAAGATGGACATTGTAGATGACGACGGAGACGGTAATGTGATTATATATTTTAATTTCAGAGCATCAGATGACGGTGAACCAGGTGAAAATGTAGAAGCATTTATATACGATGCAGCATCAGATTTACAAGCTCAAGGAATACATGTAACAGGGTCTAGTCACGATATTGATGAGGGTATGGATATTAACGACCCAGTTCTTATGAAAATGAGAGCTTCAAAATCTAAATTAGCTAAAAAGAAAGATATTAAACCTACCTCTTCTAAAAGATCAGCAATTCTATCTAAACTAAAAGCTAAAAGAGCTCAAGTAATGAGAGATATGGAGCAAGAAGCTGAACCTGAAGGAGGTCCAATAGCTGATAAGTACGGTGATATATTAAATAAAATTGATGCAGCAATAGCTAAAGCATCAGGTAGAAAAGAAATGGACTACGATACTGCTGTTGGTAAAGTAGACGAATATGCTATTGACCCAGCAGAATATGGAGACATAGGAGCTGCATATTTAAAAGGATTTAATAAACCTCATTCTTTAAACTTAGATCAACTAGAGACTCTAGGGCGTAAAATAGTTAAACAATTATATAAAGGAGATTTTGAAGCAGCAAAGGCTAAACACCTTAAAGAAGGTTCGGATGACGACTTCATTAGTAAAATTAGAAGTGCAGTACAAGGCCCGGAGGTAGATGCTATTTTCGCAGCAGCTCAAGAAGAGATTGATAACGGTGATGCAGAAGGCATGGCAGATGCTCTTGCAATTGCAGCTGACCAATACTACGAATACTACGACTCAAAAGGTAACGAAGATGGTACTGAAGTTGCAAAGTATATTATGCGCTCATTAACTCAATCTAAATCTAATGTCCAAGATTTCTCTAAACTTAAAGACGGAGATTACAAGAATTGGACTGTAGACGAAAAAATGACAGGGGACGACGACTTATTTACTTTTGGA